GTTGCGCCCGCTGCGCCCGTTGTGCCTGTCGGACCTGTTGCGCCGGTCGGTCCGGTTGCACCGACTGCGCCCGCTGCACCGTCTGCGCCCGCCGCTCCGCTCGCGCCGGTCGGTCCGGTCGGTCCGGTTGCGCCCGCTGCGCCGTCTGCGCCGTCTGCGCCGTCTGCGCCGGTCGGTCCGCTCGCGCCGGTCGGTCCGGTCGGACCCATTGCACCGTCAGCACCGGCCGCACCCGCCGCTCCGCTCGCGCCGGTCGGACCCGTCGCGCCATCAGCGCCGTTCGCGCCGTTCGCGCCGCTCGCGCCGACAGGTCCCGTTGCGCCTACCGGACCCGTCACGCCAAGACTAGCAATCATTTCCTCAAGCGTACACCATTCCGAAACGGGGCCTGCCCCATTTGGATTTTCAATCTCCATCTTCGCGTTGCTAGGCGGAGTTGGATCATGAACTGGAATTTCACCGATGGTATACGGACCAGTCATAGCCGATTACTTCCCGGCGCTTGCGCCTTTCTTGCCGACCTTCACCTTGAGAGGGTTAGGCGAACCGCGTCGGTGTGGCGTTACAGCAACCGGCGTGCCTGCGGGTGGAGTCCCCGCCGGAGGCGCGTTGGGGTCGTTGCCTGCATTGTTCGGGTCAGTTGGATCAGTGCCGCCGCCAGTATCTTGAAAGGACTGGTCGCTCGTATCATCCGGCGGCTGGCCGTGCACCATCATGCCGACAAGGCTTTCGGCCTCTTGTTCGATCTGATTGTTCTCCGCATCGAAGCTCAGGTCCGTCATGTCATTGAGGACCATCATGCGGTGCAGCGACTTGAGGGATAGAGGCAGGCCCAACTGCTTAGCCTGCATGAAGGCCAGCAAGCTCGCGCCCTGCACGTTCGCATCGGCGAAGTCAGTTTGCGGAGCAACAGAAACTTCGTTCGGGTCCTCGCCAACCCACATAGCGCAATACTTGAGGCATTGCTCAAGCGCCGCGCCAGCGGCGACAGAGATTTGCTGGATAGTGGTTGTGCGCGCAGCCACGCGAATACGCAATGCTTCGCCCGCAGCGCCGCGTGCACTGCCGACATCCATGAAGGCGACTCCGAAGCCCGCCGCAACTTCTTGGTCAGTCTTGAGGGCGTTCCGCATTTCGGCGAGACCGGCTGCACTGATGCCGATGTACTTCGCCTCGCCTCCGATACGCAAGTCGATCATGCCCTTGTTGCCGACGCGAAGCGTCTGGTTCTCGTCAACATCCGAGACATTGCCACCGATGATAACAAGGGTTTGCTGGCCTTGATAGTGGAGGGTCGCGCGGTAGTCGGCTTCGCCGCGATAAATCGTAAGCGCAAGATCGCTCAAGCCGAGGAGCGGCGCTTCGTCCGGCTCTGGCACAAGATCATTTGCACCGACGAACACGAACGGAATTTCAGGCATTGACCGACCGCCGATGGACGGCGTAATGAAATCGTCCGGGATCGGCATCGACATATCATTGACCTTGACGCACACCTGATAAGGCGCAACGAGCGGTGGTCTCGTCCATCCGCTTTCCAAGCTCGCCGGAGTGCCGCGCGTCAGAATGCGGTGCTTGCGCTCCATGACCCATGTGAAACCTTCGCGCTGAAAACCCGACTCGTCGAGCACGACAAGATCAAGAATGTTACGGCCTTCGTCACGGCGGCCAGCGTCCCAATTAATTAGGCGCTCAGGATCGTAGAACGAAATATAAGGGACGGCATTAATTGGATCGACGCCTGTCGGCGCATCAACCAACAATCCGCAGCGACCCTTGACAAGCTGCGCTTCGTTGACCCGGCGCAAAAGCATTTGCAAGCCTTCGCCTTGAACCGTCGCCTTGTCTAACATCGGCGCGAGCCGATCCGGCAGATTGATGATGGCGGGCTTCATGTGCATGATGCCGAGCATGGCCTTCACAGCGTCGCGCACAACGTCGTGGAAATACGCCCGGGTCAGATAGGCTTCATAGTCGCGCCAGCCGGGCGACGTGGGAGTCGTCATACCATCTTGGATCATGGCTTCGGATGGCGGCAGATAGTCAAGACGCTTCCGCTTGACGGCGCGTTGACCCCGGTAGGTGTCCTCTAATTGTATCCATTCTCCAATTTTTTCAACAAAAAGAGGATGCTTGTCGTCGATTGCCAATTTAACCTCCCATCCATTTCGAGAGCGCGGCAGCGCGGGCCTCTCCGGGGGGATTATTCCGGGTCTTAACACGGTTAACGGAGCCGGGCAAGCCGCTTTATCCGCCGATGCGGCCCGACCTAAACGTGCCTATGTCGTACCGCAGCATGTACCGCATTTCGTCGCCGATATGGTCCTCTGAGTTGGTGTCCACATCGTCGGGATGCGCCACTCTGCCGCCACCGCCGCCGTCATCGCGAGGGAGGTGCGGGACCGTTCGCTGCCAATGCGGGCACCGGGACCCGACGATGAAAAGAGCCTTCTCCTCGCGGATGCCGTCCGGTTCCCGCTTGGTCGCCTTGAGCCGCTTCCGGGCCTGTTCCCATCCCTGTTCGCGGGAGCCGGGGCGCTTGTCGGCCCGCTCCCAAATGATGCCACGCCAGCGGTGACCGTTGATGGTGATAGGCAACTCAAAGTCGCTGGCAACAGACGGCCGACCATCTTCTTCGGCGAAGATGCTGGTATCAGCCGGGCCGCGACGCACCCGGGACCTGCCGGTGTTTTGATCGCGCCAGCCGCGCGCAAGCTCGTAGTCGATCATCTCTTTCTTGATGTCGTGGATAAGCTGCCTTCGCCCGGTGTTCTGATCCGAGGAGTTTTTTAGATTGCCGTAAAGCTCGCCACAGCGGAAGTAGTCGCCTCGAATTGTGGACAGCACAGTGCCGTCCTCGAACGTCAAGTCCTCGCCGTTGCTCACAGCGTACCATCCGCAGGACCACGGTTTCGTTGAGCCGTGGTCATAAGCGCGATAGATGTGCCAATTCAGCGGAACCTCGAAATCCTTGACCACGATGTTCTGCCGATGCGTCGCCCAAATATCGTCGAACATGCCGCCAGCCGTGATGTCCCACAATCCGTATAGATGCGAGTCAAGCTCGGCTTGATTACGCGCCGACGTGTAAAGCTGTTGAATGTACTCCGGCTGCACGCGCAGCATGATGATGTTCTCGCGCAGTGACCCGTGGTACGCGCGACGCGGCCGTTCTGGCATTCCACTCTCGTCAGTTGTCCCGCTAATGAGTGGCCCGACGATCTTCCAAATATCTTTGAGACACGGGTGGGTCGCCTTGGGGTCCTCGCCGACCTTGATCGGCCAATTAATTAAACCGTAACGAGCTTGCACCCAATTATGTCCAGCGCCGTAGGAGTTTGTGGTTGCGCGAACGCGCAACGGAATTCCTTTTAATGCGGATCGAACGACGGCCTGCATTCGCTTGAACGGTTTGTCATCAGGCCACAGCGTCAACTCCTCCCATCCGAGCCACGCATAGTTTGTGCCAAGGTGCGCGTCGGTATCCTCGACCGTCCCGATTGGCCGGAAGTATAGAAGCTCGCCTGTAGGGAATTCCCAAACGGAGTGAAGCTTGTTGTAGAACGCATCGGGCCACATCCGCTTGATCCACTTTTGACTCATCGAAATGATGTTGCCAAGTTCGGGATACGTGCGACGAATAATCATGCCCTTCCATTCAGCGCCGTAGCCCTTTCCAACTTCTTGACAGAAATCCATAATGAGCGTGAGGGTCTTACCCGGGCCTCGCGTCCCCTCGTACAGCGCCTCGAATTCTGGTGCCCCGAGAAAGTATTGCTGTGACCACGGGAGCGGTGCCCAAATCACTTTCTTCTCGCGGCCGTAATCATCAAGGACAATCGGGAAATACTCGTTACCTTCTTTCACGAATGCCTTGATGATTGGGCGGGGGACTTTCGGCAAACCGTCGCTGTCATCCGGGGGACGAAACATTACTCGTCCTCCACTTCACGAAACTCAACATCCACAGGAGTTGCGAGAGCTTCCGCTTCGCCCTCCTCAACTTCCTTGGGCTTTGCCCGTACACCGACGACCATCACGCCGCCTCGCACGCTAACGTCGAGCGTGTCATGCGAACCCCAACGGTCGCGGCGATAAGCGCGAAGCACTTTCTCCAAGACTTCGGGGTCCTGCTTTTCAATGCGCTCCGGAATTGGCCTGCCATCCTCGTCAAGAAGATACGCGGCGACTCCGGTGAACCCCAAGCCATCAAGCCCGGGGTCAATCTGATAGATCACACGGCCCTTGTCGCTGAGAACTTCGTAGTGCTTGAGGCCGTAGGAGATGAACGCATCCTCGACCACTTGAAGTGCAGTGTCCCGACATTCGTTGAAGTGTTCATGAAACCGTTTTGTCACG